AGCAATAAGGGGCTACTGCTATTGCTCGCTGAGTATGAGGCGCTACGCCGCCGATTCAATGCTGACCGGGCCGCGGTGGTGGAGATTATAGAAAATGACTTAGGTGCCGAATGAGGACGTTGGCGCGCCAGCCATGCGGTTAACTAGCTGTTTATCTTTACAAAAAAACGAGCGGTTCCTCCTGAGCGGTTGCATCTGCTGTACGGGGGCGCAGAGCCTCGATTTCGCGCTATTTATGAGAATTTTCTAAGGCGAGGTTGTTGTTTCGATGTCGAGCAAAAGTCAGCAATCTCCAGAGCCATACTGGCTGAACAAAAGCCAGATGGCGGCAAGCCTGGGTATCAGCGTGCAAGCCTTTGATAAATGGGGCGTTAAGCCGGTGGCGAAGATCGGTAGAAGCGTCTATTTCGACTGCCGTTCAGTGCTGGATTTGAAGCTGGCTGAGCTAGAGGCGAAACAACAATCATCGCAACCTGGCGATGACGATATGGGCTTTGACCCACTGCTCGAGCATAAGCGTGAACAAGAAGAGTACCTGCTGACCAAAGAGCGCCGTATTGGCCAGCAGCAGAAGAACGAACTGGCCGCTCGCAAGGTGGTACCCAGCGAGTTTGCCATCTTCACCTTATCCAAAATCGCGGCAGAGATCGCCGCCATTCTCGACACACTGCCACTAACGATGAAGCGTAAGCATCCTGATTTAGAGACACGTCACCTAGACACTCTGATGCGGGAGCTAGCGCGCGCCCGTAATCAAGCCAGCGGGCTCGATAGTCTTTTGCCGGAGCTGCTGGATGACTACTTCGACAGTATCGATTCAGCAGCTTAGGGAGTGGCGGCGTTCAGTTCATCAAGGGTTGTTAGCACTGTTTCGGCCCGCACCGCTGACAGCCGTGGAGTGGGCCGACGAGAATTTCTACCTATCCAGCGAATCGAGCTATCACGAAGGACGCTGGACAACACTCCATTTCCAAATCGCCATCTTAAACGCGATGGGTAATGACGAGATCCGCACGGTGAATGTGGTGAAGTCGGCCCGCCTTGGTTACACCAAGATGCTGCTGGCCGCCGCCGGTTACCTGCTGGAGCACAAGAAGCGCAACATCTTAACGTTCAGCCCCACGGATACCGACGCTGAATCGTTCATGAAAACGCACATGGAAACCATGGTGCGTGATGTACCGGTGGTGCTGGAGCTGGCGCCGTGGCACGGCATGAAGCATAGAGATAACACGCTCAGCGCCAAACGGTTCGCCAACGGCAAGCAAGTGTTTGTTCATGGGGGCAAGGCGGCCCGTAACTACCGCGAAAAGTCGGTGGATGTGGTCATCTATGACGAGCTCGCTGCCTTTGATGAAGATATCGAAAAAGAAGGCTCGCCCACCACGCTGGGCGATAAACGCCTTGAAGGCTCTACGTTTCCGAAGTCCATTCGCGGCTCTACGCCTAAGGTACGTGGCCAGTGTCAGATTGAGGCAGCCGCCGAAGAGTCGCCGCACAAACTGAACTTCCATGTGCCATGCCCGCACTGTGGTGAAGAGCAGATCCTCAAGTGGGGCGGCCCCGATGCTGGCTTTGGTATCAAGTGGGATGAAGGAAAGCCAGAGACCGCCTTTTATCTCTGTGAGCACAACGGCTGCGTGATCAAGCAGCACGAACTGCAGGATGAAAGCCGTGAGCACAGCGTCAAAGATGGCGTCTGGGTATGCTCAGAAACAGGCATATGGACGCGCGACGGTATCGACTGGTTTGGCGCTGATCACGAACCAATCCCCACGCCCGACAGCGTGACGTTTTATCTATGGACGGTGCTTAGCCCCTTTACCACCTGGGAGCTGATCGTTCGTGACTTCCTCAAGGCAAAGGGGTCGCCCTCGAAGCTCAAAACATTCGTCAACACCACGCTGGGCGAAACCTGGGAAGACGAGCTGGGCGAAAAGCTTGAGTGGGAAACAATCTATGGGCGGCGTGAAGTTTACCCCCAGGTGCCCGATACAGCAGTGGCACTCACTGGCGGCATCGACACCCAGGACGATCGCTATGAAGGCCGTGTTTGGGCGTGGGGCAAAGATGAAGAGAGCTGGCTGGTAGATCGTTGGATCCTCTACGGCGACCCGGCCGGGCCCGAGCTAAAGCGCAAGGTGGCGCAAAAGCTGCACCAGGGGTACCAACGAACAGACGGGAACTGGTTACCGGTGATGCGCTGGTGCTGGGATTCTGGCGGGCATTACACCGATGAAGTCTACGCCATGAGTAAGCAGCAGGGCGCTTACTGGGTGATTCCGATCAAGGGTGCCAATAAATACGGCAAGCCGATTGCCAACATGCCGCGCAAGAAGACCGCTAAAGGCGTTTTCCTCACTGACGTGGGTCCCGACAACGCCAAGGAAACCATCTACAACCGCCTCAAGCTTCAGCCGCAACCTGGCGTGGCGGTACCCGGTTGCGTCCACTTGCCCTCGAACGATCTCATCTGCGACGAGGATGAGATCAAGCAGCTCACCGCTGAAATCAAAGTGGCCAAGATCGAAAAAGGGCGGCGTGTTTACCGCTGGGATGCAGGCGGCCGCCGTAACGAAGCGCTGGACTGTTTCGTTTATGCCCTGGCTGCTTTGCGTATTAGCCAGCAGCGCTTTGGCCTAGACCTTAATGACACCGCCACGCTGGCGCCGCGTCCCAAGCGTCGGCGTTCCCGCGTGGCTAGAAAGAGCAGCTTATGACGACCGAAACTTATTCTGCACGCCTTAGTAAGGTGCGCGAAGCCATCGACAAAATCCTAAGCGGCTCGCAGTCATGGCGCTTTGGCGATCGGCAGTACACCCGGGCAGACCTCCCCACGCTTTACAAAATGGAAGAGCGCTTTGAACGAATGGCCGCTAAAGAGAGAGCAGCGAAAACCCACGGTGGTCGTCACCGCGTTCGCTACATTGGATTTTAATCATGGGCCTATTTAACCGCTTAAAGGGCAGCACTGCTGAACAAAAGCGCGATCAGCTGGTTCGCCAGGAACTTGAGCGCCTGGAGTCTACGCAAGGCCGTGCGCGCGCCAATAGTGGCAGCGAGACTCGGCACCGCGGCGCAAGCCGGATGATTCGCTCGATGCTCAGTTGGCTACCTGGGCTCGGTAGCCCTCGGCAGGACACTCCCACCGGCGAACGCGAACTGCTGATTAGCCGTACCCGGGACGCCTACCGAAACCACATGATGGCACGTGCCGCCGTTAACCGTGCCGCCACCAACGTGGTGGGCATGGGGCTAACGGTGCGTCCTAACGTAGACGGTGAATCCCTGGGGCTAAGCGACGATGAAGCCGATGCGCTCAATGATGAGCTGGCGCGTGGGTTTCGGTTATGGGCAGAGGATCCAGCCGAGTGCGACATCGAGGCCGGTCTCGATTTTTACATGCTCCAGCGGCTGGCCTTTATCAGTGCGTTAGTCAGCGGCGATGTGTTTGCCATGACACCCGATGATCAGCGCCCTGGCTGCCTGTTTGGCACAAAGCTGCAGTTGATTGAAGCCGAGCGGGTCGGCAATCCGTTGACCAACCTTCACACCCCGAATGAAGTCGACGGTGTACGCACCGACAGACTGGGCAAGCCGACGCATATTCGCGTTTGCAGTGGTTACCCAAGTGACTACACCACCTCGCAGCAGTGGAAATGGTACCCGATCTTTGGCCCCCAAACGGGGCGCCGGCGCATTTTGCACCTGGTTAATGAGAAAGGCCGGCCAGGTCAAACCCGCGGCGTGCCGTACTTGGCACCGATTCTGGAAGCGCTGCAAAAGTTGGAGCGGTTCAGCCAGGCAGAGCTGACCGCTGCCGTGATCAGCGCCATGTTCACCGTGGCGATTAAGCATTCGCCCAATGATGATCCCGACATGGCGGCCGGCGGGCCAATGTGGAGCGAGGATAGCGACGACCCCAACAAACCCGACCGGCCCGTTGTCAGTAGCTCCGGAGACCAGCCCAGTGATGGCGATAACCTGACCTTGGGGGAAGGCGCTGTCTGGGATCTTGAGGAGGGCGCCGAACCGGTCACCATTAACCCCAACCGGCCGAATGCCCAGTTCGACCCGTTCTTTGTGGCAATTGTGAAAGAGATGGGGGCGGCACTGGAAATGCCTTCTGAGGTGCTGCTGATGCACTTCTCGACGAGTTATACCGCCGCCCGCGCCGCCTTCAACCAGCTATGGAAGTTTATCAAGCAGCGCCGCCACCATCTTACGGTGCAGTTTTGTCAGCCCACTTACGAGCTGGTCATCGATGAGCTGGTGGCGCGTGGCCGCGCCGTGCAGGTGTACTTCAATCATGACACCCAGCAGTCCGAGCCGTTGCCGCAGGCGTACCGTGACGT